AAAGACCTTGCAAAACTAAGAATGGAAGATGCATCAACATTTAAGATATTTGGAAAACGGCCACCCAAGACAAAAGAAGGTGCATGGGAACCAGCACCGGAAGTGGATCTTGGAATGGTGGGTAAAAAAATTAAAGCAGCAAAAGGAACGAAATACGGGGATCCGGACAAGCCAGGGGCTTTATTCTGGGGCTCCCGGGAAAAGATCGTAGGTTCGCCGCAGGAGAACATGAAGGGAGGACAGTGGCTTGACTATCTTCTGGGCAAGGGCCCACAGGGAGGATTTCCTCTCATCAAGCACGCGGAGCTGAATGACACCTCGCTCGCGCCGTTCCTGTCGAAATACAAGGACAAGGTCATATCCAAGAAGGTCCTCGTGGACGCGTTTGATCGGATCGCTCCGAAGCTGGACGTGGAGGTTGCAGGACGTGAGATTGGACCCGAGATGATGGAGAAATTGTCAAAAACCCTCGCCAAGGTCGACCCGCAGGCGTACCGTGATCCGAAACAGTCCGGATTCTTCAGGCTTCTGAAGTCGTCTGAGGAGCAGTTGAACCGCGGATTGAAACCTGGTGCGGAATCATTCTACAGGGAGGAGGCGGACAAGATCCTGAAAAACGTCGATGATTACATATTTGACAACTACGGAATAGCTAACGCGCTCGATGAGGGCGTTCCGAAGAAATTTCCTTACCCGATGAAAAACATGGTCGCGCAGTTGTCCAGCGCCGCCGGAAAGAGGACGGCCGGACTGAAGAAATACGCAGGAGATCCGCAGTATGCTGGAACGCAGACGCTTGGCGGAGGAGAGAATCCGCGTGAGCTTCTGTTCAGGTCCACACCCGGAGGTTTGCGCAAGAGCGAGCCCGTGTACAATTATGAACACGACTTCAGCGGAATACCGTCTGAATACGGAAAAAACGCCTTCGTTCACATGCGAATGAGCGACAGGACGGACGTGCTGGGTAACAGGATTCTCTTCATAGAGGAGATACAGTCAGACATGCACCAGCCCATCAACGCAGCGGTGAGGTCGGTCAGGAGGATGGAGCAGCAGGGAATGCCTCCGGTTCCAGGCGACTTGAAGGCGTCACGATACGCTCCACGCGGAGACGTTCCGCTTCCCGTGAGTGAATCGGATGCGGTGAATGAGGCGCAGTTCAAGTTGATTGTTTCCAAGATTGAGGATTTGGCGTCACAGCCGCAGACAGTGAAAACTCAAAAGCGAATAACGAAACTTAACAGGGAAAGGGAAAAGATAAGAAAAATAATTGACGCCAGCAAGAAGAAGGCCGCACCGAAGACGAGCGGCGTGCCGCAGGGTCCGTTCAGCAGGACGGAGGACTACAATGAATTCGTCATCAAGTACGCCACCAAGATGGCGCAGGAAGGAGGCTATGACGGAGTATCCGTCGCGACGTCCGCGATCAAGAATAGAGGACTGAGACCGACTGATCAGAGCTTCCACGGGAACCTTGTCGCATACGGCCCAATGGCGCAGGGCGCCATGAAAAAAGTGGCGAAGAAAAGTGGTGCAAAAATTATAGAAACTGCTATAATGGACAATAAAGGCGTGGGCTGGAAAGTTCCGATGATCTACTTGAAGGGCAACAGAGAGGCGTTGTTCAACATATCGAAAGGAATGCCTGCGTACAAGAGAGGGGGAATAGCTAGACATGGCTAAAGGAAATAAGAATAACATAGACAAGGCGCTGGAGGCGCTGACTGGGGCGCTGGAAATAGAGCCTACTGGTGAAGAGGTGCAATTGGAGCCGGAAAAAAGCGTGAAGTTTGATCCGGAAGTTGAACTGATGGAAAATGAGGACGGAAGCGCTGACGTCAACTTTGACCCCAACGCGCCAATAGACACAGCAAACATTCCGCATGATGCGAATCTGGCGGATTACATTGAAGATAATGATTTAGGCAGGTTGTCAAGCGACCTGCTTGCAGGATTCGAATCGGATAAGGATTCAAGGAAGGACTGGGAAGAATCCTATGTCAAAGGCCTTGATATGCTGGGATTCAAGTATGAAGACCGCACCCAACCGTTCGAAGGTTCGTCCGGGGTCGTTCACCCCTTACTCGCTGAATCTGTTACACAGTTTCAAGCCCAAGCGTATAAGGAACTTCTCCCCCCAAGCGGCCCCGTTCGCACTCAAGTCATAGGGCTCTCGACACCTGAAGTTCAAGATCAGGCGAAGAGGGTGCAGCAATTCATGAACTATCAGATCACTGATGTCATGAGAGAGTACGATCCGGACATGGACCAACTTCTGTTCTACCTTCCGCTTTCAGGATCGGCGTTCAAGAAAGTCTATTATGACGGTCTCTTGAAGCGTGCGACCGCGAAGTTCATCACCAGTGAGGATTTGGTGATCAACTACATGGCGACGGATCTGGAAAGCGCTGACAGGATAACGCATGTCATCAAGACGAATGGAAATGACGTGAGAAAGCAGCAACTGGGCGGATTCTACCGTGACGTGGAGCTGCCGACGGGTCAGACGGAGTCATCCGATACTGCAGATAAGATTGATGAACTGCAGGGTGTTGAAAAGAATTATTCATCCGATGATGACGAGCATGTCGTACTGGAGATGCACGTTAACGCTGATGTGCCTGGATTTGAGGACACGTCAGGAGTAAAGCTTCCTTACATAATTTCAATAGACCAATTTTCAAGAACGGTTCTTTCCATAAGAAGAAACTGGAAGGATAAAGATCCAAATTTCGCGAAGAACCACTATTTTGTACACTACAAGTTCCTCCCAGGACTGGGCTTTTACGGGTTCGGTCTGATACACATGCTGGGTGGATTGTCAAGAACTGCGACAAGTGTTTTGCGGCAGTTAATTGACGCAGGCACCCTTGCCAATCTTCCAGCAGGTTTCAAGGCGCGTGGAATGAGAATACGCGACCATGACGAGCCCTTGCAGCCAGGGGAATTTCGTGACGTGGACGTCACAGGAGTTTCAATCAAGGAATCATTGTTGCCACTTCCATACAAGGAACCTTCACAAGTTCTGTTTGCATTGCTGGGTTTTGCCGTTGACGCGGGAAAATCATTCGCTGCGATCGCGGACATGAAGATGGGGGAAGGAAACGAGCAGAATCCTGTAGGAACAACACTTGCTCTTTTAGAGCGTGGAACTAAAGTCATGAGCGCAATCCATAAGAGATTGCATTATGCACAGAAAATTGAATTCAAGTTATTGGCAAAAGTATTCCAGATTTATCTTCCACCGCAATATCCTTACATGGTTGTCGGTGGAAATCAACAAATTAAACAATCTGATTTTGATGACCGTGTTGATGTCATTCCAGTATCCGATCCGAACATATTCTCAATGGCGCAGCGTGTCACGTTGGCGCAACAGCAACTGCAATTGGCGAGTGCCGCACCGCAACTTCACAATTTGCGTGAAGCGTACAGAAGAATGTACGACGCGATGGGCGTGGATAACGTGGAGGCGATATTGAAGCCTGATCCGGAGATGCCGGAACCTATGAGTCCGGCGATGGAGAATGCAGGCGCGATGCGCGGACAACAGCCGAAGTCATTTCCAATGCAGGACCACATGGCGCACATGCAGGCGCACGCCGAGTTCATGTTCACGAGAATGGTTCAGATCAACCCGCAGTTGTACGCGATGCTGCAGGCGCACGTATCGGAGCATATCTCATTGATTGCAGGACAACAGGTGCAGGAAAAATACAAACAACAATTCCAGCAGTTGCAGCAGCAAATGCAGCAGGCACAGCAGAATCCACAGCAAATGCAACAATTGCAGCAGCAGCAGGAACAACTGATCAACCAGCAAGCAGCTGAACAGGCTCAGATTGAAGCGCAAATGACTCAACAACTGGCACAGGATGAAGAGGCTAGAATGAAGCGAGAAGCTCAAGATCCGCTTATCAAGCTTAAACAGCAAGAAATTGACCTGAAGGCGATGGAAACACAAATGAAATTGCAGAAGGACATGATGGTTGACGCTGAAAAACTTGACCTTGAAAGAGACAAGCTGGAAGCGGAGACAAGTATTGACTTGATGAAAGCGTCAGCAGATGTTAATAAGGAAGATTCCGCGGAGGCTATGGCGCTCCTGAAAGAGAACATGGCGGCTACGAGAGAGGCCATGAAAAATGAAGTTGCTGAAAGAAAAAACCAATCGGCTGAAAGGATAGCAAGGGAAAATGCAAGATCAAAAGCAAATGGACAAAATAAAAAAACAACTTGAAAAGCTCAGCACGGTGATGCAAAAGATTGAAGAAGTAGCGAAGGACGAAATAAAAACCCATGAAGATTATTTGCAAGTCTGCGGTGCGCTGTTAGCAGTGACCCGCAACATGTACGTTGAAGCGTTGGGTCCGTATGATACTGCGCGGATGTTCGAGACCGTTGCGCACAGCTTTAACATACAGGAAGATATCATAGAAGTTTTTCGCCGTGATGGTGAAAAGCCGACGCTGCACTGATGCCGTTCAAGTCAGAAAAGCAGAGAAAATACATGTGGTCGAAGGAGCCGGCGATAGCCAAGAGATGGACGGAAAAATACGGGAGCAAGCCCAAGAAAAAAGGCGGAGTAATCAAAAAACGAAGAGGAGGAATTGCAAATGCCACAGGTAGGTAAAGAGAAATTTCCATACACTTCAGCTGGAGTGGCTCAAGCGCAGAAGCGTGCGCGTGCCACAGGCCAGAAGGTCAACATGGCCGGATACAAGAAGGGTGGAATGAAGAAAAAGTATAAAGCAGGTGGAACGGTGAAGAAGAAAAAAGGCGGAACAGTGAAACTG